CTCTGACAAGTCGCTAGCTTCCATCCAGGCATTGCTCGGAACCTCAGATGCAATCAAGCGTTACGAAACAGAGCTACGCGCTGCCAGCGGAACAACTGACGACATTGCTAATAAGCAACTTGAGTCATTCAACGCGCAGATGGACTTGCTCAAGTCTCGACTGCTTGACGTTGCCATCGAAATCGGTGGACAACTTGCACCTCGCCTACTGGACTTGCTCGATCGTCTTTCTCCAATTATTGACGAGGCAGCTCCGATGTTGCTTAGGTTGTTTGACAACATCAACGCCATCTTCAAAGAGAACTACGATCGACTTTCACCGCTGGTCGAGGACGCACTGCCTAAATTCCAGACGTTGTTCGAAGACTTGCGTAAACCAATCGGGCAGGTGTTGGAGTTCCTAAGAATCCTCGGTGAGACAGTGCTCAACACTGTTATCAAGCTAGTGACAAATGCAAGCTTCCTCGCGGCCCTAAGTTCTATCGGTAAGTCCTTCGGCATAATTGCAGAACAAATTGGCATTGTCCTAAAGTCGCCTATCGTTCAGTTCTTGCTCGACCTCACAAGCGGAATCATCATCACCGGACTAAACGTTCTGGCGGCTGCATTGGAAGCAGTGGCTAACGTATTCCAACGAGTCATAGACGTAATCAAGGCATTCAACCGCACTAGCGTCGCACCTAAGACACTGCCAGGTGGCGGCATGACTTCGGTGTCAGGCTTTGAAATAAATCGCGGTACACAAACTTACGTGCCAGGCTTTGCCGAAGGTGGCATCGTTCTACCAACGCCAGGCGGAACACTTGCAATCATCGGTGAGGCTGGACAAAGCGAAGCCGTCATCCCGCTAGACCGATTAGACGCAATGATGGGACGCGGAGGTGGAAACATCTCTATAACGGTAAACGCCGGCATGGGAACAGACGGTCAGGATGTCGGCCGAAAGATTGTAGACGAAATCATTAGATACGAGCGTGCTAGCGGCCGAGTCTTTGCGAGGGCGTAATGGCCACTAACAAAGTCGAAATCGGGTTTGACTTCTCTGAGCAGGCAGGCGCAGAGTTCGCAAAGCTAGATGATGCATTCTATGGAATCCTTGACGCACCGCAGACAATTCTCGGTGGCGCAATCTACCAAGACGTAACTCCGAAGGTAGTCCAATACTCAATAAGCCGAGGCAAGTCGCGCCAGCTCGATCGCTTCCAAGCCGGCAAGGTAGACGTAACCCTAGACAACAACGACCGCATCTTCGATCCGCTTTACTTGACCAGTCCTTATGCTGGGCAGATTATCCCTAAGCGTTCGGTGCGCGTCACCTCGAACGACGTAATCCAAGCCGAGACAGTCATCGACGACTGGGACTTGAGCTACGAGCCATCGGGTAACAGCTACGCCATAATCAAATCCTCAGACGCTTTCGCGCAGTTCGCTAACCAATCCCTATCGGGAGGCACAGCAACCGCTCAGCAAACGGGTGAACGCGTTACAGCAATACTGCAGAACTCAGGCGTGCAATGGCCCTTAGACCGCATCGACGCTGAGACTGGCCAGCAAGCACTACAGGCTGACGTAATCGAAGATGGGACAAACGCACTCAGTTACCTACAGATAGTTACGGAATCCGAGCCAGGACTTTTGTTTGTGTCAAAGAGCGGAGACGTTAGATTCCTCGATCGCAACGCCGAAAGTGCAGGTACACCAATTATCTTTGCTGACGATGGCACTGGCATTCCTTATCAAAACCTTTCAGTTGTCTATGGTGCTGAGCTTCTCTACAACGAAGTGGTAGTTACACGCGATAACGGTGGTACAGCGACAGCATCCGACATTACAAGTCAAAACCAATACGGAATCCAAAACCTAACGCGCTCTAACCTTCCGCTAGACAATGACACCTCGGCGCAGAATCTTGCTGACTATCTAATTACGCAATACAGCGAACCCGAGTATCGCTTCGAGGCCATTGAGATTGAGATAATCGACCTCGACGATGCGACACAAACCTCTATCCTTGACCTTGAGCTAGGCGACTTCGTGAGGGTAAAGTTCACGCCTAATAACGTTCCTCCGCAGATAGATAGATACGCGGAAGTAATTAGAATCGCACAGAGAGTCACTGAGACTTCACACAAAGTGACGCTAGGTCTTGGCTCCACCGACGGGGAGTTCTGGAGACTATCAGACTTGGTATTCGGTAGACTAGGTAACGCACTAGCGTATTAGGGAGAATCGTGAGCTGGAAAGAATGGGCAACCGCTGAAGTCGTGACGGCTGGCGAGTTTCAGTCCTACGTCCAAGACCAAGTGGTGCAAGTTTATGCCGATAGCGGCGCTCGCGGATCGGCACTCGGAACGGCAGTCTCCGACGGTATGGTTTCGTACCTTGAGGACACCAACTCGGTAGAGGTTTACTACTCCGCAGCTTGGAACTCAATTTCAAACCCTGGCGACATCACCGCAGTTACCGCAGGTACAGGATTGACTGGCGGAGGAACAACCGGAGCCGTCACACTAAACGCCGACTACACGGCAATCGGTTCGGCCGTAAACATCTCACTTGCTCAAGTGACAGACGTAACCGCTTCGGCATCTGAGGTAAACATCCTCGACGGCGTAACAGCTACGAGCACCGAACTAAACATTCTTAGCGGAGGAACAGTAACAACCTCAGAGCTAAATTACCTCGGCGGAGTTAGCTCGGACATTCAGACTCAGCTCGATGGCAAGGTTTCAGAAACTAATGGCCAGGTGACAACCGCAGCCGCAGGATCAGGCGTAGTGCGAAACATCTATCTCTCGACTTCAGCGCCTAGCGGTGGTTCCGATGGAGATGTTTGGCTAGTTTACACACCATAAGGGGATAGCGTGACTGCGCACACAAAGATAAGCGGTAGCTGGAAGGACGTAGATTCTTTACACGTCAAAGTTTCTGGTGCTTGGAAAGACGTAGATTCAGGTCACGTCAAAATCTCTGGAGTCTGGAAAGAGTTTTTCACTTCTAAATCGCCAACGTTTACAACTGACTTCCTAACTATTGCCGGTGGTGGTGGCGGTGGTGGCGGCGGTACTGGCTCGTCTAACGGCGCGGGTGGTGGTGGAGCTGGAGGCTACAGAACTTCAGCAGGAACTTCAGGCGGAGGCGCAAGCGCAGAGTCATCCCTTACCCTTTCAATTTCAACTAGCTACACCGTTACGGTCGGAGCCGGTGGTGCTGGAGTCTCTGGCAACGTCACTGGCACGACGGGTTCCAACTCAGTATTTAGCACAATCACTTCATCTGGTGGAGGTGGCGGTGGGCCGCAGTCTGGAGCTGCTGGCTCTGGTGGTTCTGGCGGTGGAGCCGGTGTTGCTGGAACTACTGGATCAGGCACAGCGAATCAAGGTTATGGCGGTGGAGGAACCTCGGGAGTTACTCGTGACTCTGGTGGAGGCGGTGGTGCTGGCTCACTAGGCGTTTCAGGAACTACCGGACAATCTGGGAACGGTGGCTCGGGAGTTTCGTCAAGCATCACAGGATCGTCCGTGACGCGTACTGGCGGCGGTGGCGGTGGAGCGGGCGGCCCTTCGGTAGCTGCTTCCGCTGGCACTGGTACTGATGGAGGCGGTAACGGAGGCTCCAGCGGTAGCGCGGGCGGTAACGGAACTGCTAACTATGGAGCTGGTGGTGGTGGGGCTGGCACTCCGGCAGGAGGTAGCGCGACTTTCGGCGGTAATGGTGGTTCGGGTGTCGTGATAATCAAATACCCAGACGTTTACAGCATCTCAGTAGGTGGAGGTCTAACAAGCTCCACAACTACTAGCGGAGGTTACAAGATAACAACCTTTACCGCAGGCTCGGACACGGTTAGCTTTAGTTAGAATTGACTTGGAGGAATAATGAGCGGTTATAGAACATGGACACCTGGCGAGGTAATCACTGCCTCAAACGTGCAGGATTACTTGCAAGACCAGACCGTTATGGTATTTGCCTCCAACGCAGTTCGTTCAACGGCGGTAATCGTCCCTACCGAGGGAATGCTTTCGTGGCTGGAAGATGACAACAAATACCAGTATTACGATGGCGCTGCTTGGCAAGACCTAATCACTGACCTAACTGGAGGCACGGCGGGTCAGCCCTACGTTTCTCAGGGAGCATCTCCCGCAACCTTCGGTGACATGAAAGCCGAATACATCGCAACGACGATAAACACTAAGACTGCCGATTACACGATTGTTGCTGCCGACGCAAACACAATTATCGAAACTTCAGGAACAGCGCACGTTACTCTAACCTTCGATGACGTGCTCGCGACTGGTGACGTAGTGCAAGTGATTCGTAACGGAGCAGGATCAGCAATTCTTGCATCGGGTTCCGGCGTGACATCCTGGGCTGGCATCGGAACAGCCAACACTTCCGCAGACTTCTACATCGACACCGAGTACGCTGCTGCCGCAGTAGTCAAGACTGATTCGGGCGAGTATCGAGTGATTGGACGCATCGGCGTATGATTCCCCTAGCGGCACTTGCTACGAGTCAAGGTGCTCGCGTGCAAGGCGGAACTTTCCACACGGCAGACGGATTCAACTATCGTGTTTTTACCTCAACTGATACTTTCGAGGTCTTAGACATCCCTCTACAGCAAGCCGAGGTGCTAATCATTGCTGGCGGTGGCCCTGGTGGTAAGCAGTATGGCGCAGGTGGCGGTGCTGGTGGAGTAGTGCATCTTGAAAATCAGGAATTGTTTGGAGTTTATTCCGTAAGCATCGGAGCAGGTGGTGCAGCAAACGGCTCAGGTTATGGATCGAACGGTAGCGATTCAACTTTCGCATCGCTAGGCACTGCAATAGGTGGAGGTGCTGGTGGATTCAATAACGCTAACGCTGGTCAAGCTGGAGGCTCTGGCGGTGGTGGTGGAGGAGAACAAGGCGCGTCTGGCTCTGGAGCTTCGGGCGGTGCTGGAACTAGCGGACAGGGTTTCGCCGGAGGCCAGGGACGCGATGCTACCAATGGCGCTATTCCAGTAGGCGGTGGCGGTGGTGGCGCTGGCGGCGTTGGAGATGATGGTCAAATCGGTGACACTAACAGCGGTGGCGTAGGAACTAACGAGTTTGCTATCTGGGCTGCTGCCACATCTACAGGCGACTCTAATGAGACAGGTTATTTCGCTGGGGGTGGAGGCGGTGCGGTTTACAACGCCGCAACTGGAAGAGGCTCAGGCGGTGCAGGTGGTGGCGGTCGCGCAGATGTTTACCCAGGCGACGGTAGCGGTGGTGGTGGTGAAGCTGGCGAAGCAAACACCGGTGGAGGCGGTGGTGGCGGTGCTGGAATCAGTAGTCCAGATGGATACAACGGAGGCTCTGGCATAGTCATAGTTCGATACCCTACTTGGGCAGGAAGATAAAATCTAACAATGGCACATTACGCATTACTAAATGAAAACAACATCGTGACTCAGGTCATCGTTGGTCGAAATGAAAACGACTTAATCGACGGCGTTAGCGATTGGGAAACTTATTACGGAAAGTTTCATGGCCAGGTTTGTAAGCGCACGTCCTACAACGCAAACATTCGCAAGAACTACGCAGGTATTGGATTCACTTACGACGAGGATCGAGATGCTTTCATTCCTCCGCAGCCTTTCCCTTCATGGCTACTCGACGAGGACACTTGCCAATGGCAAGCTCCGGTTCCTTACCCAGAGGATGACACGGTTATCTACCAGTGGAATGAGGAACTAGGCGACTGGGAAGCAGTCGTTTTCGAGAGTGAAACACCTGCGGTAGAATAGTCCTAACAACCTACACACTTTGAGTTATTGGAGCGTGTAGTGAACGACGACATTCCCGCATGGGCAATCGAACTAATCAGGCAAGTCGAGCGACTAAATGAAAAAATCCCTACTCACGTTGATTGGGTGGAGCGCAACATAAAGGATCACGAGATGCGTATTCGTGCCCTAGAGCGCAAGGTATGGATAGTCGCAGGTGCAGCCGGTGTTATCGCTTCAGTCGTTACATTCTTTGCGCAGGTTCTAAATGGCTAAGCGAGTCTCAGACTGGCGCTTGCCCTATCCCGACAAATACATCACGGGGCACTACGGCACGATGAGCGACTTCCGTCGTAAGAACGGAATGCAACCGCACTCGGGAACCGATTGGGCACGTCCTCGAGGAACTCGCATCCCTGCAATTGCTAAGGGGACAATCAGACTTATTCAGTATTCAAAAGTGCTCGGCTGGGTAGTAGTCCAAACTGCTATGGATAAAGACGGCGTTATTTGGTACATCGGCTACTGCCACATGGACAAGCGTCCAGGCTACGAGGTCGGGCAGAAGCTAGTCAAAGGTCAGACCGTTGGCTTGGTTGGTAACTCGGGTATGAGTTCCGGCCCTCACCTGCACGCAACCGCAAGCCGTAAACTGAAGGGAGTCTTTGGTGTCACGTCCGACAAAGTCGATCTCTACAAACTCATTCTCGAAAACACCAAAGGGACTCAGACAAAACAAACGGACACGAAAGCTAAAGCGGTGGTGGAGCCGAAGCTCTGTGAATGCTGCGGACAAGAAGTAAGGAAAAAGTAAGGATGTTCAAAGAATACCTAAAGCAGTTCGGACTCAGGTCACTCGGACTTACCCTCGCAACGTTCTTCGGAGGCACTGCTATCGGTGCAGTTGCCGGTGACTGGCTAATGGGTTCAATCATTGGTGTTGGTTCAGCGTTCGCAGTCGTACTAACTACGATTGGCGTTAGCCTTGCATGGCGAGGCACGCTCGAGCTGACAGACATTCAGAACGCTTACCGTGCTGCCGTAGCAAAGTCAGATTCCGAGGCCGTGCAAGACGCACTAGAGGTCAATCAGGATGGCGACTTCGACTGGGACGACCTAAGCGACACTCCCGACACCGACGACGAGCTAGCTAAAGACTAACGCTCACTCGGGGAAGTTCCTCCCCAGATACCGTGACGCTGGTTCGACTCGATTGCGTACGTAAAGCATTCCTGCAAGATAGGGCATTCTTGGCATAACCGCTTTGCTACTTTTGTAGCAAGCTTGCGAGCCTCGGGATTCGGCAGGTCATCGGGGAAAAATAAATTGGCCCTTCCATCACACGGCACGCGACCGGCTTCGTGAATCTTCCGTAGAAAATTGACGTAGGCCGTGTCAAAACGTCGGAGGTCGGACATAAGCTAAGCCTATTAGCGAAAGAGGTCAAATGAAGCTACACGCTCCGCAAGAGTTCAATAAGGCAAAACTACTAGGCGTGTTCGTAAACGGCTCTCCAGAGTGGCATCACGCCCGTCAGGAAGGCATCGGAGGCTCGGAGATAGGAACTATCCTCGGACTCAATCCTTGGGAGTCTGCTTACGCACTATGGGCAAAGCGATCAGGACTAATCGAATCCCTAGCGACATCCAACTTCGCCATGCGTCTAGGGCAAGTCCTCGAAGAACCAATCCTAAGTATCTGGCAGGAACAGAACCCAGACTACGAAGTCTTTACAACCGGCACGTATCAGCATCCGAAGGTCAAACACCTACACGCAAACCCAGACGCGCTGGCTCGCAATGTCGAGACTGGCGAGTGGATAATCCTAGAGGTCAAGACCTCACGCAACTACTGGGACGAATTGCCACCGCAATACGAAGCTCAGGTGCAGCACTACCTGGACGTGATGGACTTGCGAAAGGGAAAGATAATCGGCCTAGTCGGGATGGACTGGGTAGAGGCAGACATCGACCGCGACGACTTTCAGATAAGGCAGCAGCGTCAAGCAGCGCAAGACTTTTGGGACAGCCTTCAGTCCGGCGAGCGTCCGGCTTGGGATGGTTCCGACTCGACCTACAACGCCGTGCGCCAGGAGAACTTGGAAATCACCGACGAGGAAGTTGAGATTGAGGGCGGGCATTACCTAGTCTTAGCTCAAGACGAATACGATCGAGCAAAAGACGAACTCAATAAAGCCAAGTCAGAGGTGCTAGCTCAAATGGGAAACGCTAAGTCTGCCTACATGGAGCACGAAGGCAAGCGCTACAAGTTTGCCCAGCGTCAAGCACGCGGAGGCGGAGCACCGTACCTAGTAATCAAGAGGACAAAGTGAACTCAATTTTTCTGCACGATACCGTGACACTAATGCGCAGCATCGGAGACGACGAGACGTTTGTCACGGGCAAGGTCACCGGTCTAGTCACACACGATGAGACTGGTTCAATCAAATACCTCACGATCAAGGGCATCGAGCAACCTATTTGGATGAGCGAAGGCTGGAAGTTCGTGGAGGATTACGAAGGGGAAGATGACGATGCCTAGATTCAATTTAGAAAACTACCAAGACGTGCAATCACGTCTCAACGCACTACATAAGGAGTGGCCCGATGCCAGAATCATCACGGAAAACCTTACTACTCCCAGTGATCGGAGTGTTTCGACATGGGTTGTCAAAGCCTCGCTCTACCTCACGGCGGGCGACCAAGCTAACGGCTTGGCTAAAGCAACTGGTCACGCGTTTGAAATAGACGGCGGGTCAGGAGCCAATGCCACCGCAGCACTAGAGAACGCAGAGACTTCAGCCGTCGGTCGGTGTTTACGGCTAGCCGGTATCGGTGAAGGCCCGTCGCGTGAGGAAATGGTGAAAGCTAATAAACCGATTGACAACTTCATGACGCAAGCGGATAGTATTGGCGACGTAACCGAACTAAGGAAGCTCTATGCCAAAGCCAAAGCAGCCAACCAGGATGCCTCAGTCCTCAAGGCAATACAAGAGCGAGCAGAGGCACTTGATAC